TTGATGATGAGGTTCCAGCTGGCAGCGACCCCGAGGTTCCTGGTCGGGCGGATGACCGACACCCGGTGGGCGTGGGCATCCTCATCGCTGATGACATGCCCGTTGTCGACGACGACCGTGTGCTCGACGGCCACGTCGATCGAATCGAGCATCTTCCAGAGCAGATGTGGACTGATGAGGATGGCGACTCCCAGGACCGGGATGTTCATCGTGGGTTCGGGTAGTAGTGGTGGACGATGACCTGCCTGAACGTGAACTTCACGCCTGCCTCCCACATCCTGGTCCAGAGATCCCCATCCTCGGGCAAGCCTCGCTCGACGCATCGTGGGTCATAACGGTACCCGAGACCGTTGCGGTAGATCTGCGCTCCATCGCAGAACGCTCCCATGCCCGGGGGCCATCGTCCAGCGAACTGCAGTCGACCGTCTGGCCAGTGGTACTGGCTGATGCCGTAGGCGAAGTCGGAGTGGTTCTTCTTCGCCGCGTCGAGAAGCGTCTCGAGGTGGTCATCGGTCCACTCGTCATCATCATCGAGCGGCGCGATCCACTCGCCCTCCGAGACATCGAGCCCATGGTTCCTCGCGTTCAGGCCGAGGACGCACCATCGCTGGCCCGGGTCCTCCGGATATCGCTGCCTGCGCAACGGCCAGAGCCTGATGCGAGCATCCCCGATGCCATCGAGCCGCTTCTCCAAGTCCTCGAGGGAGGACCCGACCATCCCATCGCTCACGACGTTGATCTCCAAGTCCGAGATCACTTGGCGCCTCACGGATGCGATGGCCCTGTCGATGAGCAGGTCCGTCCGCTCGTACGTCGGGATGATGACCGAGAAAAGGGTCACAACACAGCCCTGATGATCTCGATGTCCTTCGCAGCCTGTCCGGAATCGACCCATGTCGAGAACGCGATGCTGTCGTGATCGTACATGGACGGATGGTTCACGCGCGCATAGCCCTCGTCCATCACGCTCTTCCCGGCGATGGGGTGCATGTGCTCGATGATCACCGCCGGCATGTAGAACAGGCGCCCGATGCCCGAACCAAGGTAGAGCCACGTGTTGTCGAGGTAGAGATGCTTCGCCCCGGGGAGCGCCATCCAGCCGAGGGCCAGCACGATCCTGCTGTTGACGAAGACCTGCGTCGGGATGTCGTCGCGGATCAAGTCGTTCCCGAACACGAACCCGGCGTGCTCGGTCAGGCACTCCGTGAACACCTCATCCCATCCGGTCGTCCGAAAGCGATGATCGTCACCGATGAAGCCGGTGATGTCGTAGTGGGGTGAAAGGTCCTTCACTGCTGCGTTGAGCGGCGGTCCCATCCCACCTCCCTCGTGCTCATACGTGACGATGGGGATCCGCTGCTTCACGTAAGCGCCAAACGAGGGATCATCCGCGTCGACGACGAACTCCATCTTCGTGTCGGGAAGGACCCTCGTGTCGAGGAAGGCGTCGTACGCGTCCCGTGCCTTCTCCGGTCGACCACGGGTCGGGCAGATGACGACGATCGACATGGCGAACATAGTACAACGCGGGGGACCCCCGGAAGGGCCCCCCGCGTCAAATCCATGTTCTCTTGACAGCCTTGGTCCGCCGTCGCTCCGAGGCTTCGGTCCGCCCGCTCGTCGGGATATCGTAACCCGCCAGCCAGCTAGTGTTGTGCTACCCCTAGGTCTCGTCATAGCTGTACGAGATCGTCTCCTGTCCCCAGTTGCCCGGGTTCGCGTCGGAGTTCACGGCGAGCTGGAAGACGGCGTACTTCGTCACCGAGCCGGTGGCGCTGTACGAGGCCGTGTCCCACGTCGCCTTGTTGGATGACGTGTAGGTCGTGAAGTTCGCGTTCGCGACCGTCGAGGTCGCGGACGTCGGGGTGACTCCGGTGACGTAGTTCCCCGTGAAGTAGAGGGTCGTGCTCGTCGAGACGGCCCCGTCACCCCAGATGAGGAAGTTCGTCACACCGTTGGCAGGGGCCGTGTCGATGTAGAGCTTGATCCACTTCTCGTACGACCGGGTGCCGACCGTGATCGGGTATGCCTGGCGGTTGGCCAGGGAGTTGGTGGCGTTGTCCGCGCTGATGAGGTCGATACCGGTCTGGGCTGCGGACTGGGTCCCCGCTGCTGAACCGGTATAGACGCGGACGGTCAGTCCAGCGACCATGTGTCTGTCTCCATGCTGTCGCCCAGCATCACCGCAGGCAGGGTGTCGCTCGTCGAGCTTCCTCCCCCGGGCGCGGGCTTGCTGCCTTGCTCGAGAGCCTCTCGAGCCGTGGGGATCTCCCCTTCGGTAAGGAGGACAGGGCCCTTGGAGCCCATGACCAGCAGGGAAGACCCGAGCGTCCCACCGATCGGTGGGTAACCATCCTCTCGCCTCGCCTCGTCGATGACCATCCACGGCATCCCGCCAAGCGAGTGACGATTCCTCTGTGCCCGGCTCATCGACTCCTTCAGGTTCAACGATGTGAACTTGAAGACGAGGTTGTTCCCGTTTCCGCCGAAGGCGGTGTCGCGGACGACTCCCCGGGTCATGTAAGAGGCGACGAGACCGAGAAGCGGACGGAGTCCGCGATCATCGGTGTTCTCGCTCGTGACCGAGGCCGTCGCACGGTTCGTGTCGACCGGGATGCCGAGGTCCATCATCGACATCCCCATGACAGCCGCGATCTTGCGGGCGAGGTACATCTGGTACTCGAGGAACTGCATGTCCCGGTTCGAGTTGCGGAACTGCATGAACTGGGCGCCCTTGGTGCCTCCCAGGAACGCCATCGCACCCTTGCCCGCGACTTCCGCGTTCCAGTACATCTTGAACGCCTCGACCTGGTCCGGGCGTGCCTGCTCGCCGAGGTCGAGGATACCGTCGGGTGCCGGCGCCTTGATCTGCCTCGTGTTGTACGACTGGCCCGAGAGTTCCGCGTCCACGACCGCCCGCAGGGTCTCGAACGGGGCGAGTCCGACGACCCGGTAGGTCATCGGGTTGGCACGCATGTAGATGAGGTCGCTGTTCTTGAACGAGGCGCGCTCCTGGTAGTCCGGGTACCAGTAGTAGCGTGGCTCATCGGGGTCACCGTCCCAGTACTTGTAGACGCGGATGGTCGCCCCGTCGACGCTGTGCAGGTAGGCCAAGCCACCACGCAGCGTACGTTCCTTCTCGATGACCCCGGCGTCGAGGACGAGGAGGTCCTCGACGACCGTCTGGATGAACGTTTCCCACGATTCGTCGACCGGGTTGGGCTCCATGAGGAGGGCGGTGATCTCCTCGGCAGCCGTGCGGCTCCACGGTTTCTTGTGGTCCTCCGCGTCGATGACCCAGTCGGCGTTCGCGACCTGGTCCCGCCGGATGTTCAGGGCCGCGCGGCACCACTCGGAGTGCTCTGCCCAGTTGCGGAAGAGCGAGACGTTCGGGACACCGACCCGTCCGCGATCTTGGGTCGTGAGCGTCGCCGTCGGGGCGTTCGGGGCCCGCTTCGGGCTCGTCTTCATGGCCTTGCGAAGCGCGTTCCTGGCGACGGCTCCGTCCTGGCCCAGTGAGAACAGCCTCGTCATGCTGCTGATCGGCGTGCCGATGACGCTCATGTCTCCCCCTTGAAGTGGGCATCGATGAGCGACTGCTGGGCACGCCAGACATGATCGCCGAGCATCTTGCGCTCCGCAGCGCGGATGGCTTGCTCATAGGTCATGGTATGCGTGTCGATGCCACTCAGCATGGCCTCGACGTGATCCGGGACGACCCTGCGTCCATCCCGGAACTCCAGTTCCTTCATGTCATCTCCGCAGCGAGCCGAAGAAGAACCCCCCACCACCGAGATCCATGCTGAATCCGAGCGCATCGACGAGGTCGTCGTGCCCTTTCGGGAACGAGAGGAGCTGGGTCTCGAAGTCGCTGCCCTTCAGCGAGACGTGGTGGAAGACCTTGTGGGCCTCGTACTTGGCTGCGACCGCGCGCGCGCGCGTCGTCTTGTCGACGTCCGAGCGCTTTCCCTCGATGGGGATGTGCGGGTAGTCGCGCATGACCTCCTGGATGAGCGTGGACTGGAACTGCTGGTTCTCCGTCGCGACGAGGTCCGGCTCGAACGCGTTGTAGCCGTCGCGGATGAACTCGGCGTGCCCTGATTCGCGCTTGTCCTGGTAGTAGGACCGGACGTAGTAGTTGCCCTGCTGGTCCCGTGACGTGGTGACCCTCGCGGTGAAGTCAGCCCGCTCCTTCTCCGAGGAGGCCAAGTCCACGCCCATGACCGTCGTGTAGTGCCCGTCTGGCATGTCGTCGTAGTACTGGAAGTAGCGGCTCTGGAAGACATCCCCGGCGAGGAGGCCACGGATGTCGTTCTGGTACGCGCACATGAAGAGCGGCGTCCCCAGTTCGACGCGCTTGGCGAGGAGCGCCTTCACCGGCCAGTGCTCTTCCCAGTAACTCTCGAACTCCCCGTCCTTCTCGCGGAGCGCGCTCACGACCTTCGAGCGCCACCCCTTCCCGCCCTTCTCGATGGGCGTCATGAGTTTCTCGTAGAGGTCCTCCTCGGCCCACCTCGTGCCGAGGCAGATGACGACGCCGTCAGGCGTCAGGCAGGGCAGGAGCGTCCGGAAGAACCACGTTTCGACCTTCTCCCGGGCCTCCGGTGTGAGCGTGTTCTCCTCGTCGAGGATGTCGTCGCAGAGGATGAGGTCGAAGCGCTTGCTGATGATGGCCCCGCCGCAGCCTGCGGCATAGAGCGTGACGTCCTTGCTGCCGTGCCAGCGGCTCTGCTTGTGGAGCCACTCCATGTCCCGCCACTTCGTCGGGCTCGCGCACTCCCCGAAGATCTCCCGGTGCCGCTCGTTGCTCTCGAGGGTGAAGCGGATAGCCCGGGAGAAGTCGAGCGCTTGGGTCGCGGTGTTGCTGATGAGCCCGACCCGAAGGTCCGGGAACGTCGAGGTCAGCCACGAGAGGAAGATGGAGTTCCCCCACGTCGTCTTGGCCGCTCCTCGAGGTTCGAGGATGAGCCCGTTCTCTCGTGCGTAGACACACTCGATGATGAAGTCGAGCATGTCCCGGTGATGCGTCGCCGGCTCGTACCCGAAGACGTACTCGCCGTACGCGCAGATGCCCTCGATGCCGTCAGTTGACCTGGCGAGGCCCCGCAACGCGAGGGAGAGGGCTTGATGTGGAAGGTTTGATGTCGGCTCCCCGTTCCCGGGCAGTCGCAGCGAGCTCACGCAGCATCTCCATCGTCACCTGGTCAGGCGATACCTCACCAGTGAGGGTCAGGCCCACCCGGGCCTCCCTCGACGTGGCCTGCCCGTTGAGCACCATCAACTTCTCCATGATCTTCACGAAGTCAGACGCCCCGATCGTCTGGGCCGGGATGAGGACACGCTTGCCCGATTCCGGGTCGGTGACCCAGCGGTCCCTGAGGGAATCGAGGAACGTCCAGATCGCCTGGACCGCGACGGTGACGGAATCGTCGAGCGCCTTCCCGAGCTGGTCGGCCCGCCGCTCGACGAGCGTCTTCGTCTCGGCCTCGCGGAGACGCTCCTGGTAGCGCTCCCGCTTCTCGTTCCACGCGTTGCGCTTGGCGTACTCGTGGACGGTCGACCAAGTCGCGATGTCGTTGTCCTTGCACAACTGGCGGACGGACATCGTGCCCTGCACGAACTGGCGTTCGAGCGTCTGGTAGTCGTACTTCGTGGCCATCTCAACTCCCGAGGTAATCGGCGGCGATCATCTCGAGCGCCCGCCAGTCCTGGTCGATGCCGTCTTCCGACATGACCTTCTCGATGGCCTCGTCGATGACCGACGCCGAAGAACGAGGCATGCGATAGACCCGCTCGACCCATGGCTCGTCTCCATCGCGCTTCCGGCTGATCGGTGGACGCTCGAGTCGTTCCCAGTCGATCTCGCGACGGTGGATGAGTTGTTCCAGCCGACTCCTGTCGTATGGCAGCAGGTTCTCGAGACGCGCGGCCTCGCGCCGCTGCGCCAAGTCGCGTACCAGTTCCGAGAGTCTCTCCTCGACGAACTGCCCGCGCGTGTCGTTGAGGATGATGGTCAGTTCACGCGCCGTGTCGTCGTCGACGTCGAGGACGATGCATGGGAAGTGCGTGATCCCCTCGGCTTTCCCTGCCTGCCAGCGCTGCTCCCCGTCGATGATCTCGTAGGCATCGCCCAGTCGTCTGACGGTGAGCGGGTCGATGAACCCGAACTCCCTGATGGACGCCCGCTCCTTCGCGAACATCTCGACCGTCATCCGGTTCGGGTTCCACGGGTTCGCCCGGAGATCCCCTGATGCGACCTCGATCAGGTCTTGCTGACCGACCCGCCCTCGTGGCTGTGACACACCTCGACCCTCGTGAGCCCCGGATAGCGGTGCGCCGCCCGCTCGAAGAACCATGCGGCGACCGCTGTCGGCGTGGTCCTGACGTTGGGAAGCATCACGTCCAGGTCACGATGATCGAGTTCGGAGACGAGCGACGAGATGACCTCGGAGAGACCCTCGCCGCCCCTCGGGAGCCCCTTGTCCATGTCCTCGTGCGACACGTGTGCGGTCACCGTCCACGTGTGACCGTGTGTCCGGTAGCACTTCGGGTGACCGTCGATCCGGTGCGCAGCCTCGAACGAGAAGGTCGTCGAAACGGCGTACATCACGGGAGGCTGGCTCCCGTACCCGACCGTTCGGGTGTCTCGCTATCGATCTGGTCGGCAGCATACCGCACAGCCGTGCTGTTCGTCACCCTTTCCTCCGGGTACCACGTCCCCAGGATGCGCACGTCGCCGCGCGAGCGCAGGACCTGGACGGGCTCCGCAAGGTTCTGGAAGTTGGCCCGGAAGTCCCGGACGATCATCATGCGTCTAGGCTTCCTCATCGAAGACCTCCGGGCGACCGGGGCTGACGTCGACCCAGCGTCCGTCCCGGAAGCGGACGTCGACGATGAGGTCGGAGGGCATGCACCAAGAGAAGTGCCCGTCATCGTCGATGACGAGCACTGCCTGGTCCCTGAACCCCACGACGATCACCGGGATCCCGTCCTTCGTCGCGTAGATGGGGTTGAAGAGTTCCGTGTATGTCATGTCACGAAGGGTACACCATCGTGACTCGTCTTCAGGAGGCCCTCCGGACTTTCACGGTCGGGCTGTCGTATAGCGGGGTAGGGAGTTCCGAGCCCGACGAGTACGGGGAGACCTCGAAGAGATCACACTCCCTCCGAAGCGGACAGACCCCATCCGGAGCACATCCTGAGCAGTAGGCGGCGACCGCCTTCTGGTGCGCACGAAGCCGATTCCGCAGGAGTGTCGTTGCTTCCGCCTTGGCATGCTCCTTGCGACGGTCGTACGCCACGCGCTGGCATCGCGTCCCACAGTATCGGCGTCTCCCACGCTCCTTGCTCTCGTCGAAGATGGACGCCCCACAGATCTCGCACTCCCTCGTGCGCTCCTCGATCGAGACGGCGATGAGTTGCTCCCAGTCGAGCGCCTCAGACAGGACCAGCACAGTCCTGTGGATCGGCGTGCTGACGCCCCTCTTCCAGTTGTGGACCATGGTCGGTGAGGCACCGATCATGCGCCCCAGCGCGGTCGGGCCGATGCCTCTCCTGGCCATCGCGTTGGAGAGTTCCCCGGCGAACCGCCTCACCGCTTCTTCTTCTCCCCCTGTGGCTCCTTGTCCTGCACGACATAGACGAGCTGGTCTGCGGGGACCCTGACCTCCTCTCCGGTCTCATCCCCGTTCTTGTCGAGGACCGAGACGCGGAGCCAGAGATCGTTCTTGGACGGCCACGAGACAGAGATCGAGCCGCCCATCCTCTTCACCACCGTCCCAGTGACGGTGCCGTCCTTCGTCTTGACCGTGACGCGGTCGCGGATGGCCATCAGAACCCTCCTTCGGATGAGGTGGACATGCTGATGATACAGGAAGAACGTGTCACGAACGTGTCACGAATCCGGTGGCAGCGGCATGGGATGGAGCATCTCCTGCGGGACGACCCAGCGCGCCGGTTCGGGTGTCTTGCGGTAGAGGTCGCGGCGCTTCCCGTCCTCGACGAGGAGCCACCCGCGCAGGACGAAGGGGTCCTCTCCGGTCACGAGGAGTGCGATCCTCTCGTACGGGTCGTTCTCATAAAGCATGAGGTCGCCATCATGGTCGGACGTGTTGCGGACCTCGACGTTGTCCCCGATGTCAGCCTTCTTGCGTGACCTGCGGTACGACGTCGAGAGGTACGCCTTGTGGTGCCGCAGCCCGGTGAGTCGCGCGGCCACGAGTTCTGCTGCGACACCCCGAGCCTTCATCTCCAGTTCGGTCTTGCCCCTCGGCACGTACTTCGACTTCCAGCCACGCTCCTCGTTCTCGACCATCATCCGCTTCGCCCTGCGGAACGCTTCCTCCCACTCGCCCTTCGTGGCCCTGTCGGCCCATCTCGGTGTCGGTGGGTCATCCAGGTAGACCGGGTCGTGATGGCAGCCGTATGCGGGCTCGGACTTAGCCCTGTCGAACCAGTGGGTCGGCTCCTTCCCGCATGTCCAGCATGGCCGCAGCGGGTCGAAAGGCTCCCAGCCCTCCCTCCATGTCAGGCCCATGCCTTCCCCACATCGAGCCCGTACTTCAGCCGGATGTAGACGACTCCACGGTGCCAACAAACCCCGCAGACGAGCGCGCGCTTCGTCCACACCCGTGCCGGGATGTGGCCGCACTCGAAGCACCTTCCATCAGTCCTCTTGTGCTCGGAGTCCAAGGCGACGACGGTACGGATGAGCCTCTGCCCCTTCATCCTCATAGCGCGGGCTCCTCGAACATCCGGCAGGTAGGACAGGCCGTGTAGGTATAGCGGTCGGCATCGACGTTGACAAGGTGCCAGCCTGCCATGTGCTCGCGGAACAGCCGCTCGCGCTCCTGCTGGCGGGCTTCGGCTTCGATGACGAGGATGTCTGGCCCGATATCGCGGACGAAACGCTGACTGAGCAGTCGCTTCCCGGTCGGGGTCGTGGGCTCGGTCACTGCGTAACCTCCTGTGAGCGAGTGTCAGTCATGGGTTTGGTCCGAGTTTGGGGGTGGTGACACAAGCGCCTCATGGGCGGCGAGGGCGGCGGCGGCTTCTTCGTAGTTGCTCCACCAGCCGTCTTCGAGGGTGTCACCGATGAGGTCATGGATGGCGTTGCGAAGGTGCAGCGCCAGCCGCTCCGCGTCGGCACGAGCAACGGACAGCGCAGCCTCGGCAGCGTCGGCACGGTCCCTCTCACTGGTGTGTCTACAGGGCCACAGAGCGTTGCAGTGGCTACATGGGCTGTAACACGGGACGTGCCGCGAGCGGGTGTCAGTCATCAGCGTGAACCCATGAGAGTCGGGTTGGCGGGCGGCAGGGGCCCGATGCCGGAGATGACACGTCCTCCAGCCAGCGGAACCCGCAGCGAACGCACATGACGCTCAGGTGCTCATCCTTACGGCGAGCCTCTCGGCAGACCCACTCGGTGCAGCCCAGCGGATGACCAGCGTGGTACACGACGTACGTGTTGTCGGCTTCACACTTCGGGCAGGGGCCGAACTCGCGGGGCTTGGGCGGCTGGGGGCCACCGATGACGAGATAGCCGGGCCTACCCATCCGTGGCCTCCTCGTGGGCGGCGAGGGCGGCACGGGCATCGCTGAGGTCACGGTCTACCGGCACCACGGACGTGGTGCCGTAGACGACGAGCGTTCGCAGCGCCTCGGCCAGCCGCTCTGCGTCGGCACGGGCGGCCTCACGCTCATGCAGGAGGTCAACGCCAGACCCGATGGTGCGGCTGCAGCGGTCGATGCACCCGGCCAGCGCAGCCTCGGCCTTGTCGGCCCTGTCGGCTTCGCGGATGGCGTCACAGGGCCACGAGTCGAGGCAGCGCCGACACAGGTCAGCCTCCACGGCAGACGGGGCGTGCCGCGAGCGAGTGTCAGTCATCGGTTCCCCTCCTCCATGACGCTGCGCCATGGCCCGTACAGCGCGTCAAAGTGTCCGATGCTGATGAGGTCGCGAACGACGAGAGCACACGCTGCGTCCCACGCTGCGTCCCTCGCTGCGTCCCTCCCTGCGGCCCACGCTGCGGCCCTCGCTGCGTCCCACGCTGCGGCCCTCGCTGCGTCCCTCCCTGCGGCCCACGCTGCGGCCCACGCTGCGGCCCTCGCTGCGGCCCTCGCTGCGGCCCTC